GAACGTGGTCTTTCCCCAGCGCCGGCCGATCTCGAGAACCGAGAAGCGCGCGAGCTTCCCGTATACCTCGCGCTGCGACTCATGCAGCACGCTCTCGATGGCGGGAAGCCTGATCCTCACGCATTGGTTCCGCTCTTGGCGATGGGCTCGATTACGATTGTTTCCTGGAGGATGTCCTGCTCGATGCGTTCGCGCTGGCCGAGCAGCTGCTTTCCGAGCCATATGAGCATGGCGACGTTGCCTTCCTTCGCCTTCTCGTACTGCCACCGTCGGATCGACGCGCGAATCTTGTGGCCGCCGATCGTGAGCGCGGCGCGGGTGTCCGCGCGCGCGCGAAGGGTGCGCGAGGTGCAGCCGACGACGGCGGCGATCTCGTCCTGCGTTAGACCCATTGAGGCAAGCGCTTCGACTTGCCGCAGGTCGACGGGCTTGACGGTTCCCTTCGGTCTAGCCACGGGTGGCCTTCTTTCCTGTCAGCGTCTCCCATCGCTTCACGATCACATCGCAATATGCGGGGCTGATCTCCATCCCGTAGCACTTGCGACCGAGTTGCTCGGCGGCGATGAGCGTCGTGCCGGATCCGAGGAACGGATCGACGACTAAATCGCCGCGCACGTTCTGCATGACTTCAGCAAGAAGCTGGACTGGCTTCTGTGTCGGATGGCATCTTTTTTCAGTTCGTTCTTTCGCTGACCATCCCACCCATCTAATCCAATGAGCCCGACGTTTGTGTGAACACTTGCTCCAAATCAGCTCCAAGTCGTTGCCCAGCATTTCTTTTTCAGCCGGTCCTCGCTTCACCCAGACAGACCAAGAACCGCCAGTCTCGATCGTTTCTCGATAATAGTCAGCGCCGAACCATATCTCCTCCTTTGCATCTATCGGAACGGTCTTACGGTCGAATGGCCTATCGTCACCAATTACGCGCTCATATGTGTATCCCAAACTATTAGGAGATTTTTTGCTCCCCTTCATGGTCGAGTAGTCGGTATCAAGATTCATCCCGTATGGCGGATCGGTGATTATAACTTCAGGCTTCTTGCCATTCATCAATCTTGATAGTTGGTCGGCCTTGGTCGAGTCACCGCATAAAACGCGATGCTCCCCGAGGAGCCAAAGGTCGCCGAGCTTCGTGATCGGATCGACGGGAGGCTCTGGAACCTCGTCCTCCGTCACCTCGTCAGGCGCGAGCATCGCGTCGATGTCGGCATCGTCGAAGCCCGTTGCCTTCGCAAGCTCTTCGTCCTCGATCTGGAGCGCGGCAAGCGTCTGCGCCAGCCCGTCGTCGTCCCACTCCGCAAGCTCTGCGGTTCGGTTGTCTGCGATCGCGTAGGCGGTCGCCTCCGCGCCCTTGAGCGATGTTCGGACGATCGTTACCTCTGGCCAGCCAAGCGCCTTCGCAGCCATCAGCGTGCCGTTGCCGGCGCGAACGATGCCGTCCGCGTCGACCACGATCGGCTTCTGCTGGCCGAAGCGCGATAGGCTCGCCTTGATCGCGTCGAGGTTCTTTTCGCCGTGCCTTCGGACGTTCGCGGGATCGAACTGCACCGAGCCGATGGGTACGCGTTCTGTCTTCATGCCTCGCCTCCAAGCACCGCGCGCGCCTTCTCGACGAGCCCGCTTTCCCGATGCACCCACCAGTCCTCGATATGCGCCTGGACGATCTCGTCTTCGCTCTGCATATCCACCACGATGTTGGCCACGCGGACGTAGCCGCTCCACTCCATGAAACTCCGCATCATGTCGCGGCGCAGGACTCCGCGCTCTCCATCGCGGTACGCGTCATGCTCGACGCAGGCGATGCGGAAGCGGATGCGGTCAAGCGGCATCCGAAGCAACACGCGCGCCGTCAGGTCTGGCGGCTCGAGGTCCAGCGATACAAAGTCGACCCATCGGAACTCGTCGGACGCGAGCCGCAGCCATTGCGCCTCGTAGTCGATGTCCGTCGCATCGGCGCGGTAGATGTTGTCCTTGGCGCGCTGCTCGCGCAGCTGCCTGTCGTACTCGATGTCCGACAGCAGGCCGCGCCAGCCGAAGCCGCGCTCAAGGGTTACGGTGTTGCTGATCTGCTCGGGATGCCCTGCGCCGATGTCGAAGAACGTCCCGCCGGTCTTGCGGTCGAGCGTCTCCCACACGAAGCGGTCCTGTCCCAGCTGGGATTTCCATCGCGCGTCGGTTGTCATCGCGTTCTCCTAGCCGCCGAGGATCTCGTCGCGGCGGTCTTGAGTGTATCAGCGTCAACCGCCGCCGCCGGCGACTCTTTCCATCGAGATCGTTCCGAGCACCGTGTTTGAGTCGCTTTGGTTGATGACCTGGAACTCAAGAAAGTCTCCACCAGTGTCCAAATTCGCGCTGAAGTACAAGGTATCGCCGTTGACGACGGTAAGCGTGTCCTCATCAAAGAAGTCGACCTCGCTTCCTCCGTTCTTAGAGTAGCGCTGGTTTTCAGCGTTACTCGTCGTCGTTATGTTTAGCCTGAGAGTGATCGTCGTGTCGATGCCGGCTATGGTCTTGGTCGCTGTCTCAAATGGCCCGGCGAATCCAGAAATGCTTTCCGTGAAATCGGTGGTGCAAGACACGTCAGAACCTCCTGCTGCAGACTTCTTTGTCCTCATCACGATCATGGATGCGATGGAGCAGAGCATCAGAAGTTTTGTCCTCCGACGAATCCGAGCCACGTCGTTCCGTTGTCAGGCGAGATGAACGCAAGCACATCCTTTTTGGCGTTCGTGCTTGTCAGGGTAGGAGCTGTTCCGCCTGCCCATTTCACCGACGCAGGCCAAGTCACGGTCCTTGCCGTTCCGTCCATCGTGAAGATAAGCGTGAAGGCGTTGACCGTGTTGCTCGTCGCATCCACGTTGGAGATCGTCAGCGTCGTAACGTTCGCATTCAAGGACACGTCGAATAGCTGCGCGTCGTTGAGATTGAGCGTAAGCGTTCCGCTAGAGATCGTCGGAGCGGTCTTTGGTTCCGTGTAGTCCGTCAGCTTGACCGATGAAATCGTCCCGCCAGTTATTGATACATTGCTCGATGCCTGCGTCGATATGGTCCCGAGCCCTAGCGTCGTCCTCTGCGCGGACGCGTCTGCATCGTCGATCAGAGCTCGACCGGCAGAGGTGCAGGTGATTTCCTGCACAACGCCCGCGCCGGCACTTGATCGACCGAGTATGCGGTCGGTCGCGCTCACGTTCTGTATCTTGGCGTACGTCACGACCGAGTTGTCGATGGTCCAGGTTGCGCCAGAAGAGGAGACTGTTATGTCTCCTTTGTCGCCATCGCTGACCGCTCCACCTCCACCGATCTCCACGACCGTGCCGTTTTCCTTCTTGGTGAACAGCTTTCCGTCCGTCGTATTGATGGCGAGTTCGCCGGTCACAAGGCTGCCGGCTGACGGCGTTGCGCCAGTCGTCGTAGATCGCTTGTGACGGATCGTGTTTGCCATCGCGTTGCCTTAGAAGGTTCCGCCGTCGATCGTGATCCCATCGAACGTCGTCAGGTTCGTGACGCTGCCTCCCGAAATGGAGACGTTGTTCGCGTTCTGCGTGGCGATCGTACCCAAGCCCAGCGTCGTCCGCTGCGCCGATGCGTCGACATCGTCGAGGATCGCGCGACCCGCCGAGGTCAGCGTCGTGACCGCGTAGGTGTCAGACGCGGTCGTGTAGATCATCCGATCGGCGGTCGTCGTCAGGCCGGCGATGGACGCGAGTCCCGCGTCGTATGCCTGCACATTCGTCCCGATGGCGAGGCCGAGGTTGGTACGCGCCGTGCCTGCGTCAGTCGCTCCCGTGCCGCCGTATGCAATCGCCACGGCCGTACCCTGCCAGGTTCCCGTCCCGATCGTGCCGACGCTCGTCAGGCTCGAGCCCGTCACGCCAGAGCCAAGGGTCGTGGCGTTGAGGACGGACGAGCCGTTGATGTAGAACGCCTTGCCCGTGAGCAGGTTCAAATGCTCGCTCGAGGTCCACGCGTCAGTCGCATCGACCCAGTTGAACGTCTTGTCGGTCGCGCCCTTCAGCGTGATGCCGCCGCCGTCCGCGGTCGTGTCGCTGGGCGTGGTTACGTCGCCAAGGACGATGTTCTTGTCCTCGACGACGATGTTCGTGGAGTTGATGTTCGTCGTGGTGCCGTTTACGGTCAGGTTGCCTGAGATGGTGAGGTTCGACGAGATGGTCCCGCCCGTGAGCGGGAGGTACGTTCCCGACAGATCGGGTATGTCGGCGCTGACGAGCGCGCGGAATGTCGGCGCGCCCGAGCTGCCGTTCGGCGCGATGAACACATGGTTTGCCGTCTGACTCGCCAGCGAGAGCGCGATGGTCCCTGAGGTCGTGATTGGGCTGCCGGCAACTGACAGGAACGACGGCGCGGTGAGCGCCACGCTCGAGACGGTTCCGCCGCCGGCAGAGCTGACCGCAGCCGTTACGAAAGCGGTCGTTGCCAGCTTTGTCGTGTTGTCGCCAGCCGTCTGGGTCGTCGCGGTCGCGCTGGAGCCAAGGGCGACCGTTCCAGAAAACGTCTTGTTTCCCGTGATCGTCTGCGTACCGCTCAGGCCGACGAACGCGCCGATGCCGCCGATGGCCTCCACGGTCGTCGCCGTGCCGCCTGCGCCGCCCGTTCCCTTGCCGTAGTAGAGCGTGTCGTCGACCTCGTTGAACGCAAGCTCCGCGTTCGCCAGGCTCGAGGGTGCGCCAGATCCACCAGAGGCGCGGCGCTTGATTCGCAGGGTGTTTGCCATGATTCGATCCTAGAAGTTCCCGCCGTCGACCAGTTCGGTCTGGGCGGTCTGTGTCCATTTCGATGTCGAGGTCTTGTACTGCAGTACGTCCTTGTCAGCCGGCGACGGCGCGTCTACGTCTGTGAGGTCGCCAAACTGAACGTCGGCCTCTAGCTGCGCGTCGACCACGGCGAGTCCGTCGCCTAGGTTGATCTCGTAGGCTGCTGGGTAGACGCGGATCATTCGGCGCTCTCCTCATCGACAAACGACGGCGGCACGATGTACCAGCCCTCAGGAATCGGCACGGCGTTCGACGACAGCACCCACTCGTCAGCGATCCGAAGGTAGACGCGGCCCTTGGTCATCGGGCCGATCCTCATCGGTGTCGATTCGTGGACGAACACCGTGCGCCCGCATCCTGTCGCGGATGCGACGGCCAGCGCGGCGCAGCAGGCCGCGGTCGGACTGAGCATCGGTCGCCGTGCGCGAGCGCTCGGCCTGGCCGGCGATGAACCGCAGGACAGCGCCGACGATGGCTTCAAGTGCCTTGGCGAGCATGGTTCAGCCTCCGTCATCCTCGAGCTCCCGAACGCGCTGCTTCAGCTTGTCGATCTCGTCGGCCGCTTCCTCTAGTTCGACCTTGATCTCGCGCCAGAGCGAGAACATCGGAGCGCTGGCGAGCATCCGCATCCGCTCGCATCGGTCCTCGCATGAGGCCAGCGCGCGCGAATGGGTCGTCCCTGCTTCAAGCCAGCGCTCCGATGAAGTAGTCACTTCTTCACCATCGTGCGCGAGACGGTGTAGCCGAGCGCAGACAGCACGGTCGCTGCCAAGCCGAGAATTTTGTCGCCTTGGCTTTCGCTCGGGAACACGCCGCTTGCGAACGCCGCGCCGATGCAGAGCGCCGCGAAGGAAAGCCAGAACTCAGTCGTCTTGTAGCCGGGTTTGGTGTCCATCATTGGTCCTTGATGAGAATGGAGGCGGTTCCTGTGCCGGTCGATCCGACCCAGAGGCGCGAGGGGTCGATGTACCACTCGAAAATCTGCGTAGTCGGCACGCTGAACGTCTCGCCCGCGGTGTACTTGTTGTTGGCATCCGTCGCATTGGTCGCGTCGAGAACGTAATAGGCGACGTTGGTGGCCGACGAGAAGAGGATCGGCTTGTATCCGATCGTCGTATCCGTCGTGAGACGCTGGAAGGTCGTTCCCGTTGTGTATTGCTTCATTGATGGCATGGTGTCACTCGTATCGGTAAAGCACGGTTCCTGCCGTAGCAAGCGAGGCGACCCAGACGTAGTTTGGATCGACACGCCAGGAGAACTTTGCGGTCGTCGGCATCTGGAAGAACTCGCCGGCGGCGAGCGCGTCGCCTGCGTCCTTTGCAGTCAGAGCAAAGATAAACCGCTGCGCCTCCGTCTGCGCGGAGAACTGCATATCTACGCATCCGATCGTGCTGTCGCTGATGAGGCGCGTCACGGTTGCTGCGGTCGTTCGTGTTCCGAAGGTCGGCATGGTCACCTCTGGTACTTGTATTCCATGAACATCCAGTCGATGTGCATCTCGTCGACGATGCTTGCCGCTTCGTTGCTGCCGCGGATCAGCGCTCCCGAGTGCATCCTGTTGCCTGCCACCGTCGTGTTGCTGGCGTTCGGAAGATGCGTCGGGTCTGTCTCTTCATGGACCTGCACGCCGTCGATGTACCATCGGGCGAGCGTGCCGGCCGCATTCACCCAGACGCGCAGAACGTGCCAGTCGTTGACGGCGACTCCTGTGTCGATGTATGCATAGGTCACCGACGCCGAGATGCAGACGACTTGCCACGTCGACTTTGTTCCAGCGACTTGGAAGTTAATCGCGCTGACATCGCCTGGAGGATCACTACTTGAAACGTGACCCTGGATGAATCCGATGCGGAAGCCCGTCTCGATATCGCCGTTGCGAATCAGCCGAACGCGCGCGGAGCATTCCATCTCGTAAGCGCCGGCAAGGATCACCGTTCCGCCGGCAAGGAGGTTGCGTTCGCTGATCCAACCGCGCGACCCTACCGTGCCTGTCGCCAACTTCATCACGGCATAGCAGGCGCAGCCGTCGAAGTCCATCGTGAACGTGATCGTCGCGCCCAACGTAACGACCGAGTTCCAGTCGCCTAGGTTTGCGAAGTCGCTCCAAAGCTTGAAGCTCCGGCGCTGCATCGCGCTCTGGTCGACCGTCGGGCTCGGATAGGTTCCGGCGAGATCGCCGCCCGCCGCGCCGTATGGCGCGCTCCCGACCGTGACCGACTGAACGGTCGGCGTAACCGTGACCTCTTGCGTAGCCATCAGGTCGTGACCTCCCTATCCACCAGGAACACGCCTTGAACGTCGCGGTGGACAACGCCCGTCGTCGTGTTGAAGCACTCGAGATCCCAGACACCCGTCGCCGGCGCGTCCATCGCGGCCGTAGTCGTCGCGGCGAATGTCGCCGTCACCACGGAGTTGCTGCCAGCCGTCAGGCTCAGGCCGCCGCCGCCCGTCGTCAGGCTGAACACGTTCGTCGTGGAGTCGTGCCGCTTTTTGCCCTTCATGCGGGCTGAGAAGCCCGTAAGGTCGAGGCTTGCAAAGGTAAACGCGACCGTCTCGGTCGCGCCCTGGCGTATGCGTAGTTCGTAAGCGTCAGCCATGCGTCTGCCTCCTCGATGCGCTGTCCTCGAGCCCCGCGCGCGCCATCAGGATAGTGAGCTCGGACACGCTCGTCGCCATCCGCTCCAGCGACCGTTCCAGCTGGGCAAGCCGCGCGGCCTCTGCCTCGCGTTCCTTGCGGATCGTCACCTGCAGCTCGCGCAGGTCGCCGCGGAGCCCGTAGACCTCGCGGAGCAGCCAGACGACCGCCCCGATCGAGGGGATGAGAACGACCGAGACTACCTTGAAGACGTCTTCCACAGCCATGCCGCGATCATCGGCAACGGCGGTCGATCTCCGCAGGGCGGCGCGTTTTATGGCGGGAAGAAAACAGGCGCGCCCGACGATCGAGCGCGCCCGCATGGGGAGAAAAGAGCTTGTTAGAACCAGCGCGCGAGCGCACCGAAGGCGCTGCCGAGAAGCCACGTCCAGAATGCGATGGACCCTAGGATGGCCGCCACGACGATCGTGACGTAGACGAAGTTCCAGAGCGCTTCGGCGGCAACTGCCTTGAATCCGTCCCTTGGTTCGTCCTCGATCATGCGGTCCTCCGAATGGTGATCTCGACCCGCGGCCTGTCGCGGTCGATGCCCTGGCGCACGGGGAGGTACGTCAGCTGGCGGTCGTTGGAGACTAGCCCTGCATCGGCTATGCCGTCGAACGCGGCCTTGAGGGAGGCGAGCAGATTGTCCGCGTCTCGCCCGCGGTTCATGGGGAACCAGAACGCGGCCTCGACCTCTGCGGCGGTCCATCCGCCGGCGACGGCTTGGGCCTGCATCTCAGCCGCGGTGTAGTAGTGCGCGACCTGCCTGTAGGTCCGCGTGGCGCGGGCCTTTACGCGCCAATGGGTGCGGCCGTTCGGGGCGAGGCTGCGGTTCGGGAGCTGGAGGGTGATTCGGATGGACTCGCTCACAGCGCCTCGGGTATGAAAGATTCCCCAGCGGCCGTGTGTTTGCCGTCCGCTGGGGCGCGGGAACACCCCGCAAGTTCGTGTTGTAGCCGGTAGATGGTCTGCCGCGCCTCTGCGGCCTCGCGGACAGCCTCGTCGCGCTCGGCGGTGAGGCGGGCGACCTCGCGCTGCGCGTCTAGCGCCTCCGCGCAGAACTGCGTCGAACGCTGGTTCCGAGCGCAGCCCGTGTTCCTGCGAAGCCGCTCGATCTCGTCGGCGGCGCAGTTGAGTCCATCGGCGACATCCTGCACTTCTTGCTCGGCCGCGCCGTTTGCCCAATGTCTGAGCCGCGCCACGATGTCATCGCTCATCGCGATCCCTCCGCTCAAGCCTCGACACGCGCCGCTCCAGCACCCAGCCGAAGGCGAGGATAGCGAGTATCCACAGGACTTTGAACGCCGAATGAAGCAAGTCGAATGTCTCGTCGGTCACCGCCTGACCTCCGCGATCTGGTCGAGCAGCCGCCGGCACGCGCCAGGCGACAGCGCGGTCTTGCCCGTATGGCAAAGCGACAGGTACGTCGGGGAAAGCCCGATGGCGCGCGCGAGGGCGCGCAGGGACCGTTCGCCCTTGGCTGCGTCGATGATCGCGCGCGACCTGCGCGCGAGCATCGTGTGCGCCGTGTCGGCCGCGTCGAGCGCGGCGCGGATCTCTGTCGGGTCGATCCTCATGGCTGCGGCTCCCAGCTGTTGAGCAGACGGACGAGGTCTTCCGCGTCGCGATGTTCAAGCTGGAACTCCAGCCGGTGCGGCGTGTGCGGATTGTCTCCCTGCTCGCGGACGAACACGCCGTCGTCGCGCATCGGGTTCGGGTAGGTCGCCCAGGTGATGCCGTGTCGGAACATGGGCCGAGCCATCGCGGCCAGCCATTGCATCCGATACCGCTCGGCCTGCGTCTCGAGCGAGCAGGTCGCGCGCAGCACGGTGATCTCGGTATCCGCGCGCTCGAGCGCGTTCGCGGCATCCTCGATCGCGTCCATGAGCATCCCCTTCGGCATTCCCTTGCCGCCGATCGCCTCGCGCAGCGCGGCTATGAGTTCCTTTCGTGTCCGTTCCATCGCGTGTCTCCTGTTCAGGTTGCGCGGCAGACCATCTGCTGCCGTCCGTTCGGTCCTAGCCGCGTCTCGCCGGTCGGGGCGATCCTGCGCGCGGCGCGCAGGTCGCTGCATCGTTTCCAGAATCCAGACGCGGTCAGCCCTGCGCGAACCGCGGCCTCGTAGTCGGTCAGTCCTGACGAGCCGGCGCGCTGGAACTCCTCGAGCAAGCGGTCGCAGTCTGAGTGCCAGCGGAACTTTGATTGACGCGCCGTCGACTTGCTCGTCTCTGGGTCGCTCGCGCGCGCCTGGAACAGCGGTAGGTCGTTCAATCCTGCCTCCGTTCGATGCGGATCGCGCGGTCGAGCGAGAGACACAGCCGTACCTTCGCGTGGTTCGGAACGTGTTCTACCGCGACGTAGCCGAGGTCGACCCCGTCGCGCGTCAGCCAGATTCGGTCGCCCATGCGGCACGACCGCATCACGGTTCCCCGCGGGGAGAGGTGCAGGTCGGACTGCACCTCCCCCGCGGCTGGGGAGACACCCGCGTCGTGCGGGGCCAGTTCTCCCGATTGTATCGCTTCCATGCGTTTCGTCCTTACTTGATCGAGATGCGTGTGCCGCGCTCCATGAGCGTTGCGAACTCCAGCTGCTCGCCGGCCTCCAGGCGGGCGCGAATCGCGTCCTTGTCGGGGTAGACCAACGTCTCGCGCTTGACCGCCCAGACCGGCATGGACTCGATGTCGCCGTGGATGTCGAGCGGAGCCTTGCCGCCGTTCCTGGCGAGCGAGAATCGGAAGTTCGGGGTGTCGACCTTGGCAAGCCCGCGGGCCTCCCAGACGAGACGCAGGCGCTCGCGCAGGTTCTCCGCGGCGGTCGCGTCGGACTTGGAGAGCGCGGCGATGCGCTTGGCCTCGTCGGCGCGCGCATTGCTGCGCGCCTCGAGTTCGTGGATGAGCCGCGCGTAGTTTTCGAGCTTGCCGTGCAGGTCGCCTTGGATCTCAGCCTCCCAGGCGGTGATGGCCTGGTCGACCTGCGGCGTGATCTCGCCGCCCGATTCCCAAAGCAGCGACTCGAGAGCGGCCATGTCGGCCGAGATGTCCCAGATGGTTCGCGTCATGACCGTGCCTCCGTGTAGTAGTAGCCGACCTCGACCTGGTCGAGCGGCAGGCATTTCTGAATGTAGGCAACGCGGCCTTCGTGGGTGATCCACGCCGCGCCGTCGTCGTCCTCGCTGATGCATTGGAAGTTTTCGCCGCGCAACTCGTCCTCTGCGAGTTCCTGCGTTGCGAAGGTCTTGACCGGCCCGTCGATGATCGCGTCGTTCAGCGGATCGCAGATGTCGGTCCCGTCAGGAGTGAGGCCGTGCGCCATCATCAGTACCTGCTCGCCGGCGAACGCGCAGACGCGCGAGGTCGGCGCTTTGCCTTCGATGCGCTCGATGTACTCGACCGCGACGTAGCCGCGCTGCGGCAGCTCCGCGCGCAGCCGGCGCGCGACCTCACCGAGTTGGGAGACGGCGGCGGTTCCCCAGGTTCCCGAGGAACCGAACGGCGACCAGCAGCAGACGGTCCAGCGGATGAAGTTCAGTTTCCGACTCATGCCGCACCTCCGCGGCAGACGGCCGTCGTCGGCAGCTTCGTGGTGATTCGGACGCGCGGCGGCAGGTAGAGCGATGCCGCGACGACGGCGACGATGAGGAGGAGCTGCGTCAAGCCGCACCTCCGAGCATCTCAGCGCGATAGGCGCGCAGCTCCTCCGCCGGCGCGGTGTTGATCCACTCCAGATGCTCTGAAAACGTGCAGCCCTTCAACTCGATGTCCAGGAACGATTCGTCTAGCCCGATGTCAGCAAGGCGCTGGCGCGCCCTATCCGTCGCGGCCTGCTCGTCTCCAACAGGCTCGTCGCGGTAGTTGCAGCCGACGCGCGCCGACTCGTCGCGGATCGCGTCGAGGTCGATGCCGTCGATGAGCGCCTTGACCGCATCGCGGTTCTCGCGGCGCATCACGCGTGCAAACGCGTGGAGCATGGTTCGCGCCTCGATGAAGTCGCTGGGCGCTCCGTCGTGGGCATCGCAAACGCGGTCGATGATCTCCGCGCGGATATGAATGGGAAGTCCCTCGCAGGCCTCGATGCGGTCAAGCGCCGCACCAAAGGTCGGGAACCGTCGCGTTTCGTTCTGGTTGCTCATGGCTGTCTCCGTTCTGCGGCATCTTGCCGCGGTTGATATGCAGAGTGTAGCAAACACTCTACAGGCTGCAACAGGGTTCGGCGGGATTCCGTCCCGATTTCAGAGATTATTTCGGACGCTAGCAAATCGTCCCAGGAGCCCCGTAGGGCCGCCCGACGCTAGCAGCCCCTATCGGGCGGCAATCCGCCCAGAGCCCCGCAGCGGGGCGCAGCGCGCCCAGAACGCCCTAGCCGTGACCCCGTCGATGCCGCGGTCGGCCACGATGTCCGAGACGGCCAGAACCCAGCTGTGCGGCCAGCCGTCGATGGGACCCTCAGGCCGCACCCAGCCGGCAGCCTGCAGCGACGAGATAGCCGCCTCGCGCGTCTCGTCATCGGCATCGCGGATCTCCTGGCGCAGCCGCGACCATTCCAGCGCCGTCACAATCCTCTGCTCGCTCGCCGTCATCGTCGTCTCCAGTCGCGCCGCAAGGCGCTCGGCATCCAAACGCTGCTCGCGCGCGATCCGCGCGTACTCGAGGAACCGCGCCGGCAGGAAGCGGCCCGTCTCGCCGCCGTAATCGAGCGCGTACGCATCGAGCGCCGTCATGCAGTCCCGTGCGTCCAGCGCCGCGATGGCGCGGCGCGCCAGCGCGAACAGCTCTTCGTCCATCGGGCCGCGGAACATCCTGCGCGCCCGTCCGATGAAACCAGCCAACTCCGTCGAGTCCATTCGCGTCTCCGTTCTCGCGGCTCCGTGCCGCGTTCAGCGGACAGTATACCGAACATCCGAAAAAATATTCTCTCCTCCTGCACGGGTTGCATCCGTATCGGATCACCTTTCGCGCGCGCGCGCGCGTCGTGCAAATCACGGTTAGAGCAACCGAGCCATCTCACGCCACCCGTTCAGGAGGAGGAGAAGAGGTTTGATATGGAGGGGAGTACCGAACCAGCAAGCGCGTAGTTGGTACGCAGGGCTCAGGTGGGGGGATTCTAAAGGGGGGAGGTGCTAAAAGTCCATAGAAAAAATCTTGGGATTTCTTCGAAATGGCTAGAATGTTTTCGGAGGCCTTTATGAAGTTCGATCCGTCCATTCTCCAAGCCATTCGTTCCAAGATGATTTCCGTCGATCCGACGACTGGCGACATCACAAACGCAGAAGGAAGACTTCTTCGCGGCGAGTGGAAGAACGGATATCGCGTTCTTGTCTTCAGTCTCGCCGGCCAGAGAGTCCGCGCGAGATGGCATCGCGTTGTCTGGCTTGCGGTTCACGGAGAAATCCCGAATGGCTTTTCGGTATGCCATCGGGACAACGACAAGACGAACAACGCGATCGACAACCTTTATCTAGCGACTCATGCCGAGAACATTGCCGATGCCTCAAAGACTGGTCGGATGTACGGGAAATGCTCCGACGCTGTGGTCGCGCGGATACACGCCTTGACTGGAATGGGTTACTCCATCGACCGCATTTGCAGAGAAACAGACATCAGCAGGCCGACCGTGCTTCGCGCTTTGTCTCGATAAAAAGAACGCGACCCCGCATTTCTGCAGGGCCGCGCCTCCGACGCAGGGAACATCCCTGCTCAGTACCGATCGGCTGCGCGCAGCAGCAGCACTAGCCGGATGGCGCGCGCCACCAGGTCAAACCGCGTCTGCTGGTCCGCGAGTTCCCACGCCAGCTCCCGCCGCTCAACGATGCCGACCGAGCAGGACAGCCGCTCACCGATCGCCTCGCGCGTCGGCCGCAGGTGACCTGGCATCAGGTCGAGGACGATGCCGACGAGAGCCGCCTGTCGAAACGCGCCGACGCTTGCGTCCCTCGAGACGATGCGCGCCGCGTCGACGGCTTCCCCCAGGCTGACGGCGCGGAACACCCCCGCGTCGTCAGCCGCGATGCCGACCTGCCAGCGGACGGCCGCTGACCCTGCCTCATGGTCGCGGTTCATGACCGTCCCTCCGCGATGATCTCGCGCGCGATTCTCTTCCCGCCGACGACCTCGATACGGACGAGGCTCGAGATGCGAAACGCGATGTTTGCCTCCAGCTGCGAGGCAAGCTTGGCATCCGTGACCGCGATCGGCTGCGGGCAGTTCGGGCAGTCGAGCCGCCAGACCGTCCCGCCGCGCTTGCCGGCGACCTGCGCGACCGCGCAGTCGGGCGGGATCCAGACCTGATCCTCTGCCGTGACCTCAGGGGCGGCCGCAGCCGCCGCTACGGGCGTTGGCGACATGAGCGCGTCCAGATCGGCCTTCCGCTCCGCGGGGCTCTGGGGAGCCTCTACGGGCGCAGGCAGGGCCGCTGGGGCGGCCTTGGGCGCGGGCGCGGCCTCGGGAGCCGTCTCGGCCTGGGCCATCTCCTCGGCCGTGTAGAGGCCAGACAACTCCGCGGGAAAGGCTTTCCTCAACGCCAGCGCTTCGGCGCACTTGGCGAGCATGAGGCTCGGCATCTTGGCCCACATGGGGAGCGGCTGGCCTGTCTTGTTGTTCCGCGGGCAATACTCCCGCCACAGCGCCGTCGCGTACAGAGGCTCCGCGAATCCGCGGCGGTAGCAGCCCACCCGCGCCGCCGCCGGCGGCTCGTCGGAAAGCCAAATGTCCCGCCAGACGCCGTCAGCGGCGCACCAGGTGACGGCGGTCTGTCCTGCGTATTCGCCCGACCGCTGCGCGACGAGCCGCGCGCCGTCGATCGAAACCTGAGGCTGACGGACCTCCATGCCCAACTTCGCGTCCCAGCGCGGAACGAGGTAGATCTGACGGGCGAACGGGTCGAGGCCCGTGCGATCGCAGATGGCCACGAAGAGCGCGAGTTCGTCGCGCGAAGCGCCCTTGGCGATGGTGCGGGTCAGCAGGTCGACGCGCTCAGGCGAAAGCGCCTGCCGTGCAAGTTCGGTCGTCATCGCGCCTCCTTGTCGTCGAACAGAGGCCAGAAAGCCGCGGCGAGAATGAAGGCGATGAACGCCCCGACCATTACGATGTCCATGCGTGTCTCCTAGTTCTGCGGCTCCGTGCCGCGTTCCGTAAATGGTAATCGGTATTCCGCGCGTGCGCCTACAGGAAAATCAGAAAAATCTCCATCCGAGCCTCAAATCCCGCAGGGTGAGGGCGTTTCTTCTGCGGACGAGGGCCGCCGTACGGCGCACGGACGCGCCGTCCGGCGGTTCCCGCAGGCCCGCCGAGCGCGCGGAACTCGAGCGCCACGACCTCGACCTGCTCGACCTGCTGACGCTCGCGCTCGACACCGCTGAGGACCATGACCTGCAGATCCTCATCAGCTACGCACGAACGAGCCTTATCCTCTCGCTCACGCGATGAGGCTGTCCGCGATCGTCTCGCCGCCGAGGTAGTTCTGCGGCAACGACAGACCCTTCCCGTACATATCGAAGAGGCGGTCAAAGGCGCGGACGAACGCGCCCTCGTTTGCGTTGGAGAACTTCCGCAGCAGGCGGTCCTCCACGATGTAGTTCGTGGAGCCAGCGATGATCGAAAGCGCCTGGCCGCCTGGCGCGATGGGCTTCATCTCGCAGACGACGACCTCGTCGATGTAGACGGCAGCCGTGCCGATTCCCGTCGTCGCCTCGACCATGATGTAGGACGCAGCCGGCAGAACCTTGGGAGAGCGGACGGTCGTCGAGTACAGCGCCCAGCTCGTCGTCAGGTCGCTCGCCACGGTCAGCGCCTTGGTCATGCTCCCGACGATGTTGTTGGACGCGTCCTTGATCGAGACGCGGATAGCGCCTGTCGCGCTCGCGTCCTTCTTTGCAGCGAACACGATCGCGTATGGCCGATCGGGCTGGATCGTGCCGAGCGATCCGCTTTGGCTTCCAAGCTGCTGGCGAATGCGCCATGTCGTCGAGGTCGCGGCAGCCTTGAGGCACGACGCGCCGCGGTAGAACGTTCCCGTCTCCGCGAGGAAGTCGGTTCCAGCCGTGCCGGTGACGACCGACCATTGGTCGGGAACGTTGCTCGTCCAGTCCTCTAGGTCCGTGTTCGTCCCGATGTTCGCATATTGCGTGCCGTAGTCGATGCCGGCGGTCGCGCTGGCTAGCGTCATCTGCGCGCCAGAACCAGCGGGGAACCGCCAGTCAAGCCCGCCATAGGCGGCCGTTCCCGTGATTCGGAACAGCTCCGAGCCAGCCGTCAGCGCGCCGTCCTGCGCGTCCTGGATGCATTGCGCGACAAGCAGGTCGGCACGGATGTTCGGCCAGTCGTTCGTCGAACCGAGCAGGACGTTCGGAGCTTCGTTGAGGAACAGCATCGTTCCGTTGCCCGTGCCGCTTGTACCGAGCACGCCGCCGGCAACCGTCGTTCCCTCCACCGAGTTGGAGGTCGCGTCCATGTCGCGAATGAGGTAGACCAGCGCGTCCTCGATGGCCTTCGTCCGCATCGTGCGGTTGCTGCTCGTCTGTGCGTCGCCCCAGAGCATTTCCACCAGCGTCTTGACCGCGGCGGCCTGTACATCGAGCAGGATGTTTCCCGCCTCCATCTGCCGCATCTCGAGGTTCCCCGAGAGTTGGTCGATCATGTAGCGGTCGGTCGCGCTGTACTCGCCCTGCACGTTGTCGAACAACGTCTTGAGGTTGTTCTGGTGCGTGCGGATAGCGTCCATCATGTAGACGAGCGCTCCGAGGCGGGTGAAAAGACCGTTGCTGCCCGTGTAGGTGATCGCCATTTCTAGCCCTTCTTCCGTTCATCGGTGAACGGCATGGCCGCATTCAGCGCGGCGCGTCTCTCCTGGCATCCGCAGTCGCCACCGGCGACCGCCTCGACCGCCTGCCCGATGCCGACCGCGTGGAGCGCGGAATGTACGACATCGCCCATGCCTCGCGCGCGGCCGCGGTAGCGGGCGCACGTCGCGCACTTCGCGTCATCCGTCGCGCTTAGGATCGCGGCGTGGCTGCACCGATCGCCCTGGCGGAACACGCATTCAGCTGATGGCGGTGATCTGGAATGCAGAAACCATCTCCTCGCTGAAAGTGCGCGCGACGATTCCGTCCTCGTTGTACGGCGGGAAGTTGAACGACGATCCGCATTGCAACGGCGGGCTCTGACCGAAGCATGAATGGGTATCGAAGATGTTCTCTGGACACATTTCAACGGTGTGGCCCATGTCGGGATACGGTCGCGTCGTCGCGTTGCCTCCTGAGTCGAAGCAGATACCGAACGACTTCTCCTGGTTCGTGCAGTTCTTGTTTCCCGTACCCCACCAGACCGGCTGGCGAGCTGGAACGAGTCCGCATCCGTTGAAACCGTCGCAAGGCGCGCCGAAGTTCTCGATGGCGTAGTCCTTGAACTGGAACTCGTTGAGACATCCTGAACGACTGGCCACGACCGACACGAACCGCGGTGCGGTACTGTTGAACGCCACGCTGCCCTGCACAGATCCGTTCTCACGGTAGTAGGTGTCGTTCCATTCGAACGGACCTCCACCGATCAGGCGGAATCCCGAGTAGATGTTTGAGCCTCCGAGGCATTGGAAGCAGAACGGGCGGTTCTGGACGATGCCGCCGCCGAGCGAGAATGCTTCGTTCGTCAGCGGCGCGTCGATGATCGGCACGGCCACGCGAGTCTCTGCCAGGTATCCCGAACGGCATGGGTAGCATGGCTGGCTACCGAACGAATCGCCGTGAAACGCGTAGCGCTCGGATGCCGCGTTCCAGCTGTAGGTCCCAGACTCGACGACCATATAGGCGCTCGAGCCGCTGCCGACGCGGACGAAGGTCGCGTCAGCAGAGAAGGACCATTCACCGCCTCCGCGCTTCATCGCGAACCATCGCTCGGTGATCCGGAAGACAAAGGACAGCGACACGGAAACGCGGTTCGGAAGACACGCGTTCCATTGCGGGCAGTTGATAGCGCCGCCGCAGCAGCACCTGCCCGCGAACTCAAACATCCTGCTCGACCCCGTAGACGGTGACCGCGATATGCGAAGCCGTCCCGCCACGCGCGATCAGCTTTTCGCCAGCGCCCATATGCACGGCAAACTCAGCGACGGTCGTCGTATAGGACGCACAGTCGAGTTCATAGAACAGCGCGTTCGACGTTCCTGCCGACTCGCCTGGGATGACATGGAACACGCGGAGCGTGACCTTGCTCGAGTGCGTGTTGCAGAACACCATCGTCTCGACTTCCGCGATGCGACCGCTCGGACACTCGTAGACGAGCGCGTCGGTCGCCGGCAGTACGCGCGCGGCAAGCCGCCGGCGCGGGCGCATCCGCCTGTAATCGGTGTTCGTCGTCGTCTCGCTCATGGGCAAGTCACCTCGTAGCCGTTCGGAACGCAGAAGTTCCAGAAGCCGTTTCCGTCCTGCGTTGCTAGCACGATTACGTCGTTCCTGATCGGCTGGCGGATGTAGGTTCCTGGCGGCAGCTTCGCGCCTACGCCGTAGGTCGGAGCCGCGTCGAGCACGTTCTCCGCGCCGTTGTACGCGAGGAACTGGCCGCCGTCGCTGGCGTAGGTGATCGGATTCGTGCTGCTCAGCTTGACCGGCTGAAGCGTGTAGTTCCACCGCTGGTTTGCCGTCGCCACCGTGTTTGCGATCACCTTCGCCATGCGCCCGCCGTTGCCACCGCCCTGCATGGGATGGAAGACAAGACGGCTCTTGTCGTCGTACAGCGGGAACACCATCAGGATGTCGTTGGTGTTGAATCCCGTACCGATGAGCGGGTAGCCCCATTGGTCACCCTCGCGCTGCGAGGTACGACCGCCAGCCACGGGAACCGCGTTCCCGATGGCGCGGCTTTCGGGATAGGTATGCTCCGTGAAGCTCCACTCGTTGAACGTGCCGCTCTTGAGCGTCCCGACCTTGGCGAGAAACGGCGGCTGGTTGACGAGGCTACCCAGGCCGACGCGCGCGCTCGGCTGCTCGAGCGCTTCGATGCGGTCCATGATCTCGTTCAGCAGGCTGAACGTGAGGTTGCCCGTACGGCCGCTGGTGAAACGCGTGAACGCCATAGGTCAGTCGCTGAGGATGTAATACTGAAGGTCGACCGCCGCGGTGTTCGCCAGCGCGTACGGCGCGTTCGTGCCGAGACGCAGGATGCACGACTCGCCCGCCTTGAGCTTGACGAACGGGTAGAACGTCGAGGACACAAAGACTCCGACCTCGACGTAGTTGGCCGTGGCGGTGTTGCGGAAGAACGCCCAGCCGGCGGTTCCCGTGTCTCCGACCGCGACCGTTTCGGCGGTCGTTCCGATGTTCTGGATGCCTCCGCAGCCGCGCTTGCCGGTCATGGTGATCGACTGCGTCCCAGGCTCCTCCTTGTGGACGAGGAAGCCGTTCTCGACGAGTAGACGGAGATTGATCGTGATTTCGTTCGCCATCAGAAGTTCTCGGAGATCAGGTTGAAGTTCGTCGTCGTCGGGTAGGGCTGGATCCAGCGGACGGAAACCGCGCGCGGATACGTCTGCGTCGGGTCGACCTCTGGTTGGCGCTGCGAGTTGAGCCGCGGCTGCTGTGCCATATGGTAGAACTGGTCGTAAAGGAACCGATGCGTGAGGCTGAACGCCGTGAGCGTCACGCGCCGCGCGCTCGCGCCTTCATAGAGCAGCGTTCCCGTAGCCGCGCCGAAGAACGGAGAGGAGTTGCGCGTCCCGACCGCGCTTCGCGCTCGAGCCGTTGCGGCCTGTACGTCGGAGACAGCAATCGTTTCTTCGATGACGAGCCGATGCTGCTGGACCAGGACAGACATAGGCACGCCAGCCGCGTCGATCGGCGTTCCGGCACAGTCTGCCGTCGCGTTCGGCGCGCCTCCGAAAAGAGATAGGTTCGGCTGCGTCCTGTAGAAGTCCTTGAACTGCGCGCCGTATTCCATCGAGAGCTGGATGTATCCAGGCTCGGTCGGCAGGATCTCGGGCGGCGGCGTTCCGCCTCCTCCGCTCTGGTAGCTGAACTCGACCCGCCAGACGTTGTTGGAGTTGGCGATGACCTCAATCTCGTAGCTGACCGCGTAGACATCCGTTTCGCCTGGGAACAGGTCACCGATGTCGGGAAGGCCAGCCGTACCGAATGCGATAGCAGACGGCTCCGAGATCGCCGTCGTGTCGTCGAAGACATGGAACACGCGAGTTCCGCGGACGGATCCGCCACCCGTGCCGAGCCGCCGGCTCTCCTCTGATTCAAAGACGACGAGCGCCATTAGATCGGGCCTCCCTGCGTAGCCATCTCGTTCGCCTTGGATCGAATGAGCTGCACTTCGCGCAGCAGCTGGCTATCCACCTGCTTCTTCTCCGCATCGCTGTACGCAGAGAACTTGAAGGTTCCGAACGAGGTCTGCATCGTCCCCGTCTCCTGCGCGATCGCCATGCGCTGGTTCTCAAGTCCCTCGATCTGCTCCGCGGAGTCCTCGAGCGCCTTGCTGACATTTTTGGCCATCTCCTCTCCAACGGATTCCGCTAGCGAGTTCATCAGCTCGATCTCGTCGAGGATGTCGGCCTGCGCCTGCGCGGCGGCCTTGTCGTCGGCTTCCTTGCGCTTGGCGACCTCGTCGTCGAAACGCTTCTGGTAGGCCGCGGCCTCCTTCTCCGACGCGGTGCGGCGCGTGCGCTCGATCGACGCGGCTTCCAGCTTGGCGAGTTCGCGGATCGCGGCTTCCTCAGCCTTGAACCGCTCGCGCGCTTCCTTCTGGTTCTGCCGGTCGCCAAGTTCCGCAAGCTCACGCTCCTGCGCCGCGCGCATCGCGGCCAGGTCGCCTTCCAGCTTCTCCGCGGCGGCGCGCTTCTTCGCCTCTGCCTCGCGATTTATCGCCTCGACGACGTTGCCTTCGGCGCGAAGCCTGTCGATCTCGTCGCGCTCTCGCGCGGATGTCAGGTTCGCCTGCAGCTGCTCAGGGCGGTCCAAGCGCTCGCCAAGGAACTTCAGCCGCAACTTCTGCGCCCGCTGCTCGGCCTCCATGTCCAGCTCTGCAAGCGCCTTGCCAGCCTCGTCGCTGATGATGTCGCCAATGGACTTTCCGATGCCGTAGAAGATGCCGACGACGGGAATCCGCTCGAGCGCCTGCGTGATTCCTTCAGCCCATGTACCGCCGTCTGCGACGGTGCGAAGCACGCCGTTGAGGGCGTTGGCGATCGACAGCGCGCCGGCCGCCTTGGTCAGCTTCATGCCCATGTCGTTCGCGGCCTGGTCGATGTATCGCCGCGCGTGACCTTGAAAGCCCTTGCCGAACTTGTCGCCAGCTGCATCGCCGTGCGCCTGCGACTTTGACACGACATCAGCGAGCTGCCCATCGAGGGCAGCGTAGTTCGCAATCACCGAGATTTCGATTTCGCCGGCCTTCATCGCCTCGCGGCCTCCTCGACGTACCGTCTATGCCACGGCCTCTCATCGACCGAGCCACCGTTCGCCGCTAGTGCGAGGTGGCGGTCGAACTCCGCGACCGTCATGTCGAGCGGGTTCCCGAGCCCTGGCGCGGATCGCGCGATCACATGAGCCTCGGCCAGCCAGTCGCGCGTCCATGCGCGCGCGGCCGGCGCGCTCAGTTTCCCGCGTTGTTCCCAGCGCGCGCCGCGACATCGACACCGAGGCATCGCGCCGCAAGCACGCCGACCTCGCCAGGCTCGAGCGCGCCGCCGATCGCCTCCGCGTCCTCCTTGCTCGATGCCATTCCGAGGACAAGCATCGCGCCCTCAAACGTGAACGCCGCGACCACGACCGCCGAAACGCGCTCGGCCTCGAGCGCGGCATCCGCGATGATCTCGGCAAGTTCCTTGCCGGTCAGACCCGCGGCCTTGCCAGCCTCGACGGCACGCGCGCGCGCCCGCTCGACGAGGATGTTGGAGAACTGGAGCCGCTGACGGACGGTCAAGGGCTTGAGCATCACCTGCCGCTCGTCGAGCGTGACAGGGAACGGGGCTGCTAGCTGCATTCGCGTATTCTCCGCATGAGTCTGTCGAAATGATCGTCCGCAGGAACCTCGACGGTAGCGTCGGAAGCCCTGCGGATCGTAGCGTCGAGAACGTCTTTCGCGGCGACTCCCGACAGGTGGATCGAGATACGCAGAACGTCTTCCTCTGGCATCGACCCAGGCGAAAAACGACGGCGCATCACACGCCCGTCCCGTAGGACCAGCGTCGATACCCAGTCGTCTCGATTCGCAGCGAATACGTCGAGCATCTCAGATCAGCCAGGTCACCACGGGCGCGAAGCCGTCCGCGTTCTCGAAGTTGCAGGACAGCGTGGCCTCTCCGGCCTTGTCGCTGTTGAATGCAAAGTTGTTCATGACGACCTTCGACACAATCTTGGCCTCGTTGGTGGTCGACGCGGTCGAGCCACCGAGCTTCAACGTCAGCTCCACGACCTCGCTGGTGTTGTAGGTCCGCTGCTCGCTCTGGAAGAAGTTGGTGGTGACGGGCGTGGCGGTGTTGTCGAGGCCGAGGACCGCGTTGAGCGAGCCCGTGACATCAAGCATACCGAGCCGCTTGCGGCGGCCCGTGTCTCCGAATGCCGTCAGGTCGACCGAGTTGCGGGTGAGAGTCGCCGCGTACGACCGCACGCGGAAGATGGTCTGCGTGGTCGTGCCGGCCTTGAAGGTCGCGTCGCCGTCGTTTCCGATGAGGTAGTGGGTGACTGCCATGACTTTCCTTTCACGCCGTGCGGAACGCGACGGCCCTGTAGTTGTCGGTCATCGTCCAAGCATCATCCTCGTATGAGGGCGTGCCGACCGCCGTGCGAATGAAGACGACGCGATCGAAGCCCGTCGCCGCAAGCTGCGTGTCTAGCGCGGTCTTCAGTTGGCTGGACAGCGTGTGCATCGTCGTGCCGTCCGATGCCTTCTGGAAGAACTGGAACTGGACCTGCAGGTCGAACCGTTCGATGCCGCCGAACAGTTGCGCCGTGTTTGCCGAGGCAACGCGGTAGACCAGCAGCGGAAGCGCCACGTTTGCCGCCAGCTGGTCGAGCCCGATGCGGCCGCCGAGCGTCGTGTTGATCGTGGAAGCCGCCAGGCGGGTCGCCAGCGCGTCCAGAATCGCTTTCTGGCTCACTTGCCACCTCCTGCCGGCGACTGCGGGCCGAACCAACGGCGGAACGCCACGCCGAAGATGCGGCCGACCTGCTTGCGGAATACGTCGACGGTCGGGCGCAAGTACGGGCGCGCGCGCATCCGACGCGTGCCATACTCGAGCATCGGCGCGTACGTCACGCGGCTGCCGTAGTTCAGGATCGTCTTCGTCTCGGTCTGGTCGACGCGGGCATAGCCGTACTTCCATTGCCCGAGCTGGTCGGAGATGAAAGACGCGCGCAGGCGGTTCGTGTTGACCGCCGGCGGGAAGCCGGCCGCGCTGGCTCGGTGGAATCCGGCCGCGCGCAGGTTGCGCGCGCCGCGCCCTCGTCCGCGGGACACGCGGTAGATGCGACCCGTGCCTGGCTGCGAGAGCTTCGTGCGGACCAGACGGCCTAGCGCGATGAACGAGACGTTCATGGCCTCCAGGTTCGCAGAGTCGAACGTGGCCTTGATCGCCTTCGGGTCGATGTTGACCTTCGCTTTTGCCATCAAAGCGCCACCGTTGGCTCGACCTCGACGACATCGACGGCCGTCATGTTGAGATGGAGCGCCGCAAGGGTCCGTCCCATCTCGCCTGGATTGACCGCGCCCGTGACGCGCCATGCCGTCACGCTGCCCGATGTCCCGCTGTAGATTTCGTCCTCGATTCGGATATCGAGCGCGCCGTCAAAGTAGGCGGTTCCAGTTGTTCGGCTCGACGCGCGCCCCTCAAACACATCCTGCGTCTGTCCTGTCGGCTGCACGAAGCCGCGCGCGGTGATCGCCGCTGACGAGAAGGTTCGGACGACCGTCCCGTCAGATGCCGTCGTCAGCGTCGGCCTGTAGACGTACAGGTCGATCCCGAAGCGCCCGACGAGGCTCGAGATGCTCAACGGAGCCTCCGATAGCCGTCGAGCAGCGCGCGCGCCTCTCCGTCGATCTCAGCTGCCGCGCGCAGGCTGTACGAGTAGCCGCCGAGCGATTCGCTCTGGACTCCGAAATCGCGCTTGCGGCCGCC